TCCCACTCAGCTATAATCCGTTGTGCGTCCGTTACACTCTCTACGCAGCTACCCATTGAGACTATATCCAAAGGTACTCGGGTCCTCCACTTGAGGTACCGTTTCTCGATGGTTATGCCCAGCTGGGCGCGAGATGGAGAGTGCCACCAGTCCATTAGCATAAATTAATATACTAAAACCATGAGCAAAACAATAAAATCAACCTAAAAACACCTACGTCTCTTGCGAGATATTGGTGATATAAAATTGAGTCTACTGTGATTCACCCAATGGTCGAAGACTCCGTCTCATATTAGCGCAGTCATCGCCCGTTCTGTTGCAGACAGATTTAGTCTGATTGCACAGACACGTGGACGGATGGCTGCGATTGATGAGATGAAGGCTTCTAGACTGGCGTTTACGCGGTGACTCTGTGGACGCCCTCTTTCAGGTCATGTAGGTGCACCAATAACGAAAAATGGTCTCCCTAAGGTTCTACCTAAGGAGATCCGTATTCGTCTGATGTCACGTAACATTGACCTAATCAAAGACGTCCTAACTGTACTGAACATAAGTCGTTATTTCAAGGGAGGAAAACCGTTAGACTTGGCGGCTATAACTGAGCCCTCAGCACCTAAGATTCCTCGTCCAGGTGAAATACTCCTGGCGATGAAACGTTTAGGGCTGTCTGTGCAGCAGCCGCAACCCACTAAATGAAGATTTAGCTGGATTACGACGGCTGGACCGAACGGTCCCAGCATATCGGCGAGTCTTCAGGACCTTCCTCGATTCAACGAGCTCTTCAGGCCCCAGGCAGAAGTCATGCTGCCTGAGCTCCTGCCGACCGTCGATAAGATCTTATCTTGAGAGAAAGTATACAAGCTTTCTAGCCTAATGAAGCTCGACTCATTTAAAGATGAGTCGCTCAGAAAGATCTCATTGAAGGACGACCGGGAGGGTAAATGTAGACCATTTGCCATACTTGACTACTGGTCCCAGACCCTTTTAGCTCCTTTGCATGACCATCTGTACGATATCCTTCGGTCAATTCCGAACGACTGTACGTTTGATCAAAGTAAAGGAGTGGATCTGATGAACAGTTTTCAAAGTCGGAAATGGTTCTACAGTTACGACCTGAAGTCGGCAACAGATCGTTTCCCTGTTGTATTCCAGGAGAACGTTCTGTCCTTAATGTTCAATGCAGATTACGCTAAAGCATGGCGCGAACTACTGACTCGAGAACCCTTTCGACTACCGAAGGGGCTTCCATT